CTGGAAAAGAAACTGATAAAAAATTGGCGGCAAATTACAAGCCACGTAAATTTTACATCGTAAAAGTTGTTGATAGAGATAATGAACAAGACGGAGTTAAGTTTTGGCGTTTTAAACACAATTACAAGAATGAAGGAATTCTTGATAAAATTATTCCAATTTGGAAAGCTAAAGGAGATATTACTGACCCTGATAAAGGTAGAGATATTATCTTGGAATTGGCTAAAGCTAAAACTCCAAAAGGAGCAACTTATACAGTTATTCAAACTATTATGTATGATGACCCAACGGCAGTACATGAAGAAAAAGAAACCGCTGATAGTTGGATTAATGACGAATTGACATGGTCTGATGTCTATTCTAAAAAACCTGTAGAGTATTTGGAAGCAATTGCTCGTGGAGAAACCCCACGTTGGGATTCTGAATCAGGTAAGTATGTTTATGGTAATTCTGACGAAGGAGAGGTATCTATGGGTGGTAGAACATATTCTGACCCACAGGCAGATTCTGACCCGGATGATGATATGCCGTTCTAATAATTTATCGGTACTTGGACAATAACTTAGACATTATGTCCAAGTACCTTTTTTAACATTTAATTTTATGAAAATAGCTGAGAGTATGTATAAAGCCCTCACAAAAAAATATGAGGCAGAAATTGCGGAAGCGGAAGCAACACTTTTAATTTATTTCAATAATCCTGTGGGAATTGGAGAACATCCACAACACTTGGAAGAAATGGATAAAATGATTGAAAAATACGCTAACGCTAAAGATAAATTAGAAACTTTGACGGGTTTAATTAAATTTGATAATAATGGCAATTAAAAAGAAAGAAATAGGTTTGGATAGTATTAAATCTAAATTCTCATCAAAAACAAAATACAAACCTGAAAATTATTATAATTGTGGTGAAGCTTTCTTAGAAGCTTGCGGACTACCAGGACCTGTTATGGGTGGTATAAACATGTTTTTAGGTCACTCAAACTCATCAAAAACTACCGCAATGATTTTGGCAGCGGTTGATGCTCAGAAAAAAGGTCATTTACCTGTTTTTATTATCACTGAAAAAAAATGGTCTTGGACGCACGCAGTTGAATTAGGTTTGTCCGCCGCTCAAAATTCAGAAGGAGAGTGGGACGGGGACTTCATTTTTAATGATAGTTTTGATTATATTGAGCAAGCCACAGATTTTATTAACGAAGTATTGGATGCTCAAGAAAAAGGTGATTTACCATATAACTTATTGTTTTTATGGGATTCTGTTGGTAGTATTCCTTGTAAAATGACATTTGAAGGTAAGGGTGGTAAGATGCACAATGCATCCGCATTGGCGGATAAGATTGGTATGGGTGTACACTCAAGAATTAGTAAATCTAAGAAAGAAGATTATCCATATTATAACACAATGGTAGTTGTTAATCAGCCTTGGGTTGATTTACCTGACAATCCTTTTGGACAACCTGAAATTAAGGCAAAAGGTGGTGAAGCCCTTTGGTTGGCATCGGCACTTGTCTTCTTGTTTGGTAATCAAAAGAAGGCGGGTATTAATCATATTACCGCAACTAAAAATGGAAGAACTGTTCGTTATGCAATTAGAACTAAAATCTCTATTTTAAAAAACCACGTAAATGGTTTGGGTTATTCTGACGGTAAAATTATTGCAGTTCCACAAGGATATATTCCTGACACAAAAGAAGCTCTTGAAAAGTATAAAAAAGAGTATTCACAATATTGGAACGCGGTTCTAACGGGAACTGGTGAAATTTTACTTGACGAGGAAGTAGTTGAGGAACTTGACGAGTCGGACCTATAAAAAAAATTAAGTGATAAAAACATTATTAATTGACGGTAACAATTTATTAAAAATTGGATTTCACGGAGTTAAAGATTTCTTCCACGAAGGAAGACACGTTGGGGGTATTTGGCATTTTCTAAATACCACCCGACGATTTATTGAAGAAGAAAATTTTGATAAAGTCGTAGTATGTTGGGATGGTCAAGGTAATTCTTCCGCTAGAAAAATTATTTATCCACAATATAAAGAAAATAGGAAACCCGGTTACGATTTTAAAGAAGAATCTTTTTATGAACAGAAAAGGCGAGTTAAACAATACTTGGAAGAGATGTTTGTTCGTCAAGTAGATATTGATAATAATGAAGCCGATGACCTTATCGCCTATTATTGTCAAATCGCAACTAATGAAAAAATAACAATTTTTTCAGCCGATAGGGATTTGGCTCAATTAATCTCTGAAAACGTATCGTTATATTCCCCAAATACAAAATTAACGTATAAAAAAGGTGACTATATCATTTTAGATAAAGTTGATATCCCTGTTTATAATGTTAAAACCTATAAGATATTATATGGTGATACATCAGACAATATTGATGGTATCTATTTTTTAGGTGAAAAAACTTTATTAAAATTATTTCCTGAGTTACTTGACCGAGAGGTAAGTTTTACCGATATTTTAAACAGAGCCGAGGTATTATTATCAGAGGACAAGGAAAACAAAGTATTACAAAATCTATTATCAGGTAGAACCAAAACAGGTGTTTATGGGAATGAATTTTTTGAGATTAATAACAAAATCGTGGATTTATCTAATCCGTTAATCACAGAAGAAGGAAAAGAAATCGTTGAACTTTATTGCAAAGAAACATTAGACCCTGAAGGTAGGGGGTATAGAAATCTCATCAGAATGATGATGGAAGATGGGTTTTTTAAATTTCTACCAAAACACGACGACGCGTGGGTAAATTTCGTCAAACCATTTATGAAACTAACAAGAAAAGAAAAAAAACAATTTAAAACAAAAAAGTAAAAATTATGAGAGAACAAGACTCAACAAAATTGGAATTTTTAATGAGAGTAAACGATAACATTATCGTACAAAGATTCTTCAATGTAAGGGATTTTAACCCACACGCAAAGTATTCTTTAGACCTTTATGAATTTATATCGGACTTTAAAGATATATTTACTGAACAACTTAAAATGAAAACGGTAAGCTATATGCTTGAAAATGCGTATGAGATAGAAACTAATCCTGAACTACTTAATACATCATTTACAGATGGTCCTGAGCATTTTCACATTTTTATTAAACAAGGTGATACGACAATTTGTCATAGATTGATTGACGCTAAAATTTATCCACCTAAAATAAGATACACCGTAGATATCCGTCCACACATAAAAAGTTTGCTTTCATCATTAACTGACATTTTTTCAGATAAAAATTTAACTTATGAATATGCTGGTATTTCTTTGAAACCATCCTATTTATAATTCACAAACAAATTTTAAACTATGGCGTCAAACAAAAATTTTGATTATTTAGGGTCTTCATTTCAGATACAATTATTGAATCAAATCATAATAGATAAAGATTTCGGTAGGTCCATCATTGACGTTATTGAACAACAATATTTTGAAAACAAATACTTTAAAATCATCCTTCAGATGATAAAAGAGTATTATTCAAAATACGAACACGTCCCAACCTTTGAAACTCTTGAACAGATTACTAAGTCAGAATTACAACAAGAGTTAGCGACCAAAATAGTGTTGGATACTATTGGTAAAATTAAAGAAGCTCCTATTGAAGGTTCTGAATTTATCCAAGAAAAGGCACTAAAATTTTGCAAACAACAAGAATTACAAAAAGCAATTACCAAAGCACAAAAAGTAATTGATGGAGGCGAATTTGAGAGTTATGATAAACTTGAAGAACTGGTAAGAGAAGCGTTACAAGTTGGAGAAAGAGAAGATGGTATGTCTGATGTTTTTTCCAATTTAGACGATGTTTTAAATGAAGATTACAGACATCCGATACCTATGGGTATTCCAGGTATAGATAGACTCTTAAAGGGTGGTTTAGCAAAGGGAGAAATTGGTGTGATATTAGCACCAACAGGAGTAGGTAAATCTACGTTCCTAACCAAAATTTCAAACCACGCATTTAATTTGGGTTATAATGTTCTTCAAATCTTTTTTGAAGATAATCCAAAGATTATTCAGAGAAAACATATTACACTTTGGACAAAAATACATCCTGACGAACTTTCGGTTAAGAAAGAGGAAGTAATGGTTAAGGTTAAGGAAATTGAAGATAAGATGGAAAACAGACTTATTTTGAAGAAGTTACCTTCCGATACTTTAACTATGTTACAAATTAAAAATCAGGTACGTAAAATGATAGCCGATGGTGTTAAGTTGGATATGATTATGTTGGACTATATTGATTGTGTGGTTCCCGATAAAAATCTTGGTGATGAATGGAAATCCGAAGGTTCTGTAATGAGAGCGTTTGAAGCAATGTGTCACGAACTTGACTTAGTGGGATGGACCGCAACACAAGGTAATAGAAGTTCTATTTCATCTGAAGTTGTAACTACTGACCAAATGGGAGGTTCAATTAAGAAAGCACAGGTTGGTCACGTAATCATCTCAGTAGCTAAAACACTGCAACAAAAAGAAATGAAGTTGGCAACAATTGCTATTACTAAATCAAGAATTGGAGATGACGGTATCGTGTTTGAAAATTGTAAGTTTGATAACGGAATGTTAGAAATAGATACTGAGAGTTCAGTAACGTTCCTTGGTCTTGAGGAACAGAAAGAAGAACAAAACAGGCAAAGAATTAAAGATTTGCTTGAGAAAAGAAAACAAAGAGAACAACAAAATAATTAATTAATATGGAAAAAATTTTAGTAGAAAATCCAAATCGTTTTGTGATTTTCCCAATACAACATAATGATATTTGGGAATTTTACAACCTACACCAAGCCGCTTTTTGGACGGCAGAAGAGGTGGATTTATCAGGAGATATTCGTGATTGGGAAAACCTTTCAGAAAATGAACAATACTTCGTTAAGAATGTATTGTCGTTTTTTGCGGCATCAGATGGTATTGTAAATGAAAATTTGGCGGAAAACTTTTATAGAGAAGTTCAGTACCCCGAAGCAAAATTCTTTTATGGATTCCAATTAATGATGGAAAACATTCACGGTTTAATGTATTCATTATTGATTGACACTTACGTGTCTAACCCTAAAGAAAAAGACGAGTGTTTCAACGCAATACATAAATTACCGG